AAGGTGAGGTACTTCGTTGCTGACCGTACCTCGAGTCATTTGTTTACTTTCCTTACGGAGAAAGAGATGCAACTGCATATCTATTATATTATAGAGATCGTATGTATTACCTCTGCCGACTCCCTTTTTCAATTCGGGTATATTTTTTATAACGTCTGCCTTTGCTATTGACTCCGTGCGTTACTTCCCATTCTTGTTTTTTAATTTTTCTAGTCATCTTCAATACTCGTTTCCATTATTTTTGGTAACAATTTAATAACGTAATATTTATTATCTTCATTTAATGATCTAAATAATTCAGCTATTTCTAAAATTTTTAATTCTTCGTTACTCATTTTCAATCTCTAGCATATCAGCTCGCCCTGATATAATTTCTTTAATTTCATCTTCAAAGTCATCTATTGCTAATAAAATTTTTTCTTTATTATCAGTTACGTTGCTATTGATAATCCCTCTGACTCTATCTAATATTTCTTGATAGCCGTCGTAAGTTTTAATGTTATTCATGTTTCTCCTAAATAATTTACTTTTAGTATATACTAATTTGTTTACAAGTGTAAATATTTAATTTATGATTGTTTTTCAACTTTTGGAGAAAAGATATGACAGAACTAAAAAAATTAATAGATGAAACCCTCCAGGCTAAATCTAAAAAAAGGCTAGGTTTAATTACCCCAGCCCATGCTGATAGGCTTTTAGAGGATATTAGATCAATAAATAGATTGGTAACAGCTTTAAATTATGTGTACGAAAGTCACCCAAGTGTTTTTGAACAGGCTTATCTGGAGGCGTTAAAAAATGACAATAGGTAAACCTTTAAAATGTTACCCATTCAAAAAGAAAGACGGAACTTTTATTTATCTGCCTTACGACAAAACGGAATTTGATTTGACGTTTAAAGGCGAGGAAGAAGACTTGCTACCAATAAAAGAATACTGGCGATCCATTCGTAAACCAAAATACGATCCGCGTAAATCGCTTAACGAAAACTTAATGGAAGTAAAAAACTTTATGGGCTTTTGGCCTGAACCGTTTTTTTCCGACAAAATCGTGCAGACTATGTTGTTAGAATATGAAGATGACAACGCAGTTAAGGGGTTTTTTAAAGAACACCAGGATTATCAGGTCGAACAAGAAAAATTTAACAGTAAAAAACATACGTCTAAACAAAATTGGGTAGACGATGACATACCATTTTAGGAGAAATAAATGAACATACCAGATTTAAAAGAATACAACCCTGTCCAAAAGGGTGATGCGATTATTATACGAGAGATACCCAACGAGGTGTATCATTCAGACGTAGGAATTAGCTCAAGTTTTGTGCGTAAATTTGCAGATAGTCAACTGCATGCAATAGAGACTGAAACTGAAACTACTTCAGCTATGAACTTTGGAACGGCAGCTCACTATATGTTAGTGGAAGGCGAAGCAGTTTTTAATGATAACGTTGGCGTAATCGTTGGCTCTCCTTATACCAAAGTAAATAAAGACTTAAAACAAGACTTTATTCAACGTGGCTTAGTCGCGATCAATGAGAAAGACTATATGGATATTGAAGGTATGGCTTCTAATATCATTCCAGAAGCGGATATGTATTTAAACGGCAACAACAAAATACCAGAAGCATCTTTTTATTGGTATGAGGACGACGTGCTTTGCAAATGCAGGCCAGATGTTATTTGCAGTCCGCAAGGCGTACATCAAGATTTTGAAATTGTCGCGGTTGATTACAAAACCACGTTCAGTTGCAGTCCTTCATCGTTTTTAGATTCTGTATTGAAATACGGCTATGACCAACAAGCTGCTTGGTACAGAAGAGGCTTGGAGGCTGCAGGCTACCGAGTCAAAGAGTTTGTATTTGTAGCGCAAGAAAAGAAACTACCTTACGCAAGCAAAGTGTTTAAGATAACAGAGAAACACATGGATGAAGCCTGGATAGAAATGTCTGAAAGCTTAGAGTCGTATAAGAAGTATTTGAAAGGAACTAAGCCTACCATTCATAACAGTCCAAATATTGTTACACTTGATATAAATGCCGAAGATTAATTCCAGAAACAAAGGCGCTCAGTTTGAGCGTGATATAGCTAAGATCCTTAATGAATTCTTTATAGAAGAGGGTATTGACTACCAGACCAAACGCAATCTGGATCAATACCAACAAAAGGATCTATGCGATTTAAACATTCCTTACCATGCAATAGAATGCAAATTTTATAGAGAAGGCGATTTACTGAGGCCAGCTTGGTGGGAACAAGTTTGTAAAGCAAGTTCTGGCAAAATACCGACGCTTATCTATAAGTTTAATCGTCGTCCTGTTCGCGTTTGTATTCCTTTATCAGCTATTAACCTGGAGTGGTCTACAGATCATACTAAAGTAGCTGTCTTATCTATGGACGATTGGTTGTCAGTCTTAGCGACCAATTGGGATTTATATTCTAAAGAAAGCTAGGTTGAGCTTATCGCTCTTGACGACCCCTAGCGTAGCCGTTGTGACTAAAGTGAAGGTTTGCTTGGAGCAGACTCCTCACTTACGGGATCGGCCTTAGATTCAGCCATACTTGGCGGTAAGTCAGCAGGCTTTGGAGCTGACTGTTTTTCTAAGGGTTTATAACCAACGATTTTATTACTGTCGCCATATTCAGAACCTTCTTCGGCTTCTTCTACAGCTAACGAAACAGTAAACGGTTTACCGTGTAAATCGTGTGCGCTTTTTGGCGGATTATCGTTACCAAAGCCTAACGCTTTGCATAATCTAGCCCAATCAGCTTTTGCATACCCTAGATAAGTAGGGTTATCTTGCCAAAGCATAAACGGTTTTCGAACTTTCCACCCTGCATATTTATCGCCAGTTATTTCTAACTCAAGCCATATCATGTCATTACCTGCGTTAGATTTCTTCTTCTCACAAGTAGTTACTACACAAGGGTAGTCCCCTTTTGGTATCGCTGTGTTGTCACTACCAGCGTCCTCTATATTAAAATCAAATCCTTCAAAGTCACTCATTTGTTTGCACCTCCGCAAATCCAAGTTTATTAATAATAGTAGTCAAGTTTGGACTTTCAAACTCATCTAACTTTCCACTACGATCTTTGGCAATATATCCTTGCCCAAGTCTAGTTTGTAACCAACGAGAGGTTACAGTTTTGCCTTCTGCATTTTCTTCATCAAAAGTACGAAGTACCAAAACTTCATCAAAGAAGTAAGGTATTTGCGTTGGCAATTTGGCACCAACCATCATTGGTTGATAATGAAACATGCCTGTTGATTCATCGCGTTCTCTACTTTGTTTAGCAATGAATACTACATGCACTGGCAAGTCCCTAAATCGACGCATAGTTTTAATCATTTCTTCAATGACCTTCCCATACGCTTGTCTAGGATCTTTAGTTTTTGCTTTCTCTTGCGATAATAGAATCTCTGACATTTCAGTAATACTATCTAAGCAGACAGTATCATAGTCCAAAGACCCATTCTCTAAGAGTTGAGCAATCTCCTCTATTTCTGATGCTTCTTTGACTTCGATTGCGTCTAAGTTTTCAGCATCTTTAATAGATAACAAACCACTCTCCATACTGACAACAAGAGTTTTACCTGGTGCTGTCTTTAAAGAGGTAGTTTTACCTGCCCCACTTTCGCCGTAGATCAACAGTTTTGCACCCTGTTGTTCAACTAGCTGTGTAGGCTTTCCAATACGATTTATAATTTTATCGTTCATTTTTCTATCTCCACATAGTTTAATGTTGATTGATATATTGTTTTCAGTTACTATATGTTGAAAACAACAATTAACCTATTGTAAACATGAACAAAGAAAAAAACAAGAACCAATGGAAGATAAATTATCTTTACCGAGAACAAAAACTAGGCGAAAAAATACTTATGGGTTTATATTCAGAAGGATTGGAGCCAGAATATAAGGAGCGAGAAGTGGAACGTATAACATTAAAACAGTATATTGAATTTATTGGCATCAAGCCAGCAGCTGAATTATTTGGCTGTTCAATAGCCTCAACCAAAGCCTGGCGTTATGGTCTTAGACAACCTTCTATAGATCAAGCCAAAAAAATAATAAAAGCATCAAATGGAAAATTAGATTTTGAATCTATATTTGGCCCAATTGAAGATACAAAAAAAACGGTTGAATAGTGTTAGACGTCAAAGCAACTGCGCAGGATACTGCGTTGGAGCTTGCTCTTGCTTATGCAGAAAGTGGCTATAGCCCAGTACCTTTATTAAGACACAATAAAGTACCCCCTAAAGAATTAGGCAGTTGGCAACAATTTAAAGAGCGACAACCAACAACAGCAGAAATAACTAAATGGTTTAAAAATCGTGATGATTTGGTTGTCGCTTTAATCTGCGGAAAATTTATCGTAGTGGATGCTGATACTCCAGAAGCTTGTATCTGGGCAGAAGAAAATTTACCCAATACTCCCTGTAAAGTAGTTACGGGTAAAGGTATGCACTACTACTATAACAATCCAGAAAACTATACTACTTATGTTGCCAGAAGAACTGACACATCAGATCCTGCTAAGTTAATTGATATTAGAGGTGTGGGGGGTTTGATTATTGCACCTTACAATATTCATGCTACAGGAGCTATTTACGAACCTAAATTTATTGACGGGTGGGATTGGCATGATACTAGCGATTTACCAAACTTAACTAAAGAACATTGGGTAATGATAACTGGAGCTGAAAAGTTAAATGGCAAATCTATTACTTCTCCATTTTCTATGGAAGGAGTTCAAGCAGGAAGCCGTAACGACAATGCTGCTCGATTAGCGGGTAATCTAATCGCTAAGAATGTCAGTATTGAAATGGTTGAGTTTTTTGTACAATCTTGGAATCAACAAAACAAACCACCTTTACCAAGATCAGAAATTTCTACTACAGTAAACTCTATATTAAAGACCCATGAAAGAAAGAATGAGCAAGCACCTGCCTTTATTCAACGTACCTATAATGTGAACGAACCAACTGACTTATTTAATCCACCAGGCATAATCAAAGATATCTTTGAATATTCTGAAACCATTGCGCAAATTCAACAGCCTGCTTTATCTATGCAGACAGCTTTGGCTTTAGGTTCTGTTTCTTTAGGCAGAATGTATCGAACCGATATGAACAACTTTAGTTCTATGTTTTTTATGTGTATTGCTAAATCAGGACAAGGTAAAGAAAATGTTAAGACTGTTATGGAAGCTGTTTTAGATGGAGCTGGACATGGCGAGATATTAGCTGGAGATGGCTATACTTCAAGTGGAGCTGTTTATAGCTTACTTAGACATAAGCCAACGCACATAACAGTTATGGATGAGTTTGGTAAAAGATTAGAAAGTATTTCTAAAGCATCTAACTCTAACAAAGAAGATGCTCTCCAAGTGCTTATGGAGACTTGGGGTCGTTGTCACGGGACAATTAGGCCAGATAACTACTCTATGATGACTTTGACTCAAAAACAGCAAGAAGAAGCCTTAGATCGCTCGACAATTAAACCTGCAATTACTTTGATTGGTATGTCAGTACCTAGAAACTTTTATGGAGCCTTATCAACAGGTCGTATTGTTGATGGTTTTTTGAATCGTTTTATAGTTGCAGAATCTAAACTACCTAGAGTCGTAGGCAGAATGGTGCCTTTTGTTGAGCCATCTCATAATATATTAGAATGGGTACGTGATGTTCGAGCAACAAATAATGAAATGGAACAGATAGCCAGAGACAATTCCGAAGTAGATTTTAAACAACGCTTAGTAACTTTTGATGACGATTCTAAAAACTTACTCAATACTTTGGCTTACGAATTAGTAGAGCAACAAAACAAATTAGAAAAAGATGGTTTAGAAGTTTTGCTTTCTAGAACTAGAGAAAAAGCAATGCGTTTAGCTTTGATATGCGCACTTGCTGATAATCCATACGCTAGAGTTGTTAAGGGCGATATTACCAAATGGGCAATAGATTACGTCTATTACTACGATCAGGTAATGGTAGCTACATGTGAAGATAAAGTTGCAGGTTCTGAAATGGAAAGTCGTATCAAACAAGTTCTTAGCTTTATAAGAACGCAAGGGGAAATGGGGATCAGTCGTCGCGATATAGACAGAAGAGAATTATTCAGATCTATGAAGTCTTTTGAAGTAAAAGAAATTATTAATCGTTTAATGAACGCAGGTGAAATACAAGAGAAAGATGTTAGAGTCAAAGCAACAGGGCGACCAATGAAAAGAATAGTTGCTATTGATCCAAACTTTTTTGATGATTAAACGAGGTTAATATGGAAACCAAACCAAAGATGGAAACAATTAGCGATCAAAAACGCGAAGAACGAGTAGCGGGTTTTATTGAGGGATTGTGGGGCGTAAGGTGCAATAAATTGCCAGTAAGTTATGGCCTAGATTATTGGTGCGAAAGCCAAGAGTCCTCGTTCTGGTTAGAAGTTAAATGCCGCAGCTTTGGTATTGACAAGTACAATACTTTATTACTAAGTGCTTCTAAATTACGTATGGGAGCTGCTTTATCTTTAGCTACCAATCAACCTTTTGTTTTGGTATTTGCAATGACTGATAGTGTTTATGCTCATACTTGGAAGCGAGACAAAGTTTATGATGTACGCTTTGGTACTATTGCTGAACCGCAATTACCAGAAGACTCAGAGCCATATATACATTTTAGTAGAGATGAATTAGATTGTTTGTCAGATCAACCTTTGGGTTTTGATCGAGAAGAATTAGGCTTGACTTAAACTAATCTATCTAAGCTTCTAGCTATATCCTCATTAGCAGGTGAACCACCTAATAAACTTTTTGAAATTGTAGTTGATGTTTTACTAGGATTTGGATTAATATTTAACTCGGGCAATTGTAAATTAGACGATTGTTTATTTAATAATGTACGAAGTTCTTTGTTTAATTTTTCTGCTTCTTCTCCTAGATTAATATTATTTTTTTCTATTTCATCTTGAGCTTGATTTTTTATAAATTCTTTAGTTTTATCAGTTGTTTCAACAACTTCTTCACCTAATGTTATAGGAGGTACTAATCTTATAGCATCTTTAAAAGCCTGCATTACAATATTTATGCTTTCTTTATCTGCTTTAGCTAATCTTCTTACTACTGAAGGCCTGCCCATAATATTTCCTAAAATTCCTAATTTTATTAATGTTGGAAACATAGCAAAATTAAAAGCATTTACAGCAACTGCACCAGCTATTAAAGAACCAGCTCCGCCCCCTTCAGATGCGGTCATAACTCTAATATCTCTTACCAAATCTCTTAAAGCTTTTGTTTCTGTTCTGCCAAACATAGCTCTTAAAGCATCATCACCTTTAGAATTTAAAGCTCTCTCTAAGATTTCTGGATTAAAAATTTCATCAACTCTTTTACCTGGTCCAATTGCTATTTTTAATAAGTCACGCATACTGTCTTGTTGAATTTTTTTAAATGTATCTGGATCAAGCACTTTTTTTAATTTTTCTATATTAGAAGCTTGACCATTTTTAAATACTAAATTAATAATCTCATCATCTTCAGCTGATCTAATTCTTTTAAATAATTGATCTACTTCAGCGGTATGTAAAGCATTTTCACTTTTTATAAAATCATCTAATGAGTTTTTTAAACCTTTATCTTTTAAATTATCTAAAACTTTTTCTAATCTTTCTGGTTTAAAATTCCTATTTATTTTATTAAAATCAGACAATATTCTTGGTAAATCTGGTATGTCGTCAAATAATATTTTTTGTGTTGAACCCAGCTTATCTCTAAAAAATCTAGCAAAAGCAGTTGGGTTTATTTGTCCAGTTTCAATATTAATTACATTTGGATGCTCTAAAGCTTCTCTTACAAATGTTTCTTGTAATTCTTTTTTTGTTGCCTGTTTAGCTGCTTGATTTGGTATAGCATCTAAGACTCCTTTTAATACATTAGGTTGATTTTTTTTAATTATTTTTTGAAAAATTTCATCTACGTCGTAAGCCCCACTTCTAGCAAACTTTCTAATGTCAGTAACAATTACATTATTGAATGGTTCAACTGCTTGTCTATATTCTCTATTGTATTGCCTTATCATTTTGGCAGCAGACTGTAATGCTTCAGCGTCAATTGTTTTTTGATTTGGGTCTAAAGGACCTGTTTTTGGCTTAGTGTATCTAGCTATCATTTCGTCTACACCTACACCTTTTTCTAATTTTAAAAAAATATCATCTACTTGTTCAGTAATTTCTTTAACAGCTCTAGCAACATCTTTTGCTCCAGTGCCAGCTGATCTGCCTATAGTCAAAAAAGTTCCTCTTAATTGATTAAGTGCCTCCAAGGAAATACCATCTTTTTTAAAATCTCTAAGTATTCCTTTTATTGTGTCTATAGAACCACCTTGCACACCTTCTATAGCTTGTAATAATTTTAAACCTGGTTTCTCTGTAGTTAATCTTTCTAAAAATCCTAATAAATCATCAACTCTTAATCCAACATTTCCTTGCCAAGCTTGTAATCCATTTGCATTTAAAAAGTTATCTATTTCTTGGCTTCTTTTGACAAACTCTCCAGGTTTTGTGCGATCACCGTCTATATAACCAAATTTTTCATTATATAATTTTACAATTTGATTTCTTAAATTTTGACTTGCTTGTATTCTGTCAGCGCCACCTGTTAAAGCCCCATCATCAATAAGTTTAATAGCATTATTAATATAATCGTCTAAAGCTTGATTTGATTTTTTTGCACTTTGAGAAAGGCCATCTATTAACGCATCTATTTCGCCTTTAGTTAATCTTCCTGTTTGTATTGCTTGGGAAAAGTCATCTAAAGATAAAGTAACGTCACCTTGTCTTTCTAAAAATTTTTCAAGTCTTTGTGTGCCATATTCTATCAAACGCTTATCTCTTCCTGTTCTACCAAAGACAGTTTCAGAAGCTGCTTGAGTTGTACCTGCTAATTTTCTTCCTATTGCTCTTTGTGAAACAGCAGCTTCAGTAAAAGTATTTATGATTCCATCTGATTGAGCTTTTTTTATATCTTTGAAAGTTGGTTCTCTACCTAATCGTCTAGCTAAAAGTTCTACCTCATTAGGATCAGCTCCTTGTGCTATAGCTCTTGCAATACTAATATCACCTATGGCAGAGGGTTTTTTACCCAACATAGCTTGAAAAGCTACTCCTCCAACTTCAAAAATACCTTGTGATACTCCACCAATCACTCCTTCTATAGCTAAATCTTTTGCAATTTCACTCGCTTGCTGTTCTTGAACACCTAATAATAATTCACTCGCTTCTTCAACTCCTTTACCTCCAGCAGACCCAATTGCAACTGCACTTGCTCTAGTCAAACGATCATTTACTAAAAAAGGTTTCAAAGCTTTTAATAATTTGCCTCCAGGCGAAAGAGCAACTATTGCACCAGCAACTGGCCCAACAGTGCCAGCAAAATCAGCAAAATCACCTGCCGACATGCCTTCTTCATCTACAATAATGTTTTTGTTAGAAGGTTTTTCGTTTAATCTTTTTTGTCCTAAAGGAGTAATTGCTAATCTGCCGTTTGCATCATATATAAAACCTCGAGATCCTACGTACTTTTTTAACACAGACTCTTTTTCTTCTTGAGTTTCTGCCATATCTAATTGACTACGTAGACGTAAATTGCTTATGCCTGTCTTATAATCAAACTGAGTTTCATTTAAAACTTTACCGCCAGCTTCTTTTGCTAAATATTGTTTAACAGTACGTACTGCTAATTCTTCTTGTCCTGACTCACCTTGGACTTCAATAATTCTGCCATCAGGTGTTTCGATTTCATATATCATTCTATATTTTTATTCTAATTCTACTTTCTTTGTCATCTGTTGCTCTTTTAAAATCTTTAGGCAACAAAGGGACTGGTAAACCATTTTCAGTGAAATAAAGACTTGTGGCTCGATATTCATTTAAAGCTTTTGAAGTTCTTTGGTTGACAGTGTTTATTTGTGTTTCAATTTTTTCACGCACTTCAGTTTCTCTAGTTAAAGGATTTTTTAGATCACCAACTAATCTTTGCGCTATCTGTCTATCTACATTTGAAATGGTTCTACCACTTTCTCCTGTTATTGTTTTGATGTTACCGTTTGCTATTTGCTCTAAAACTACTATAGCTCTTTCTCTAGGACTTAAAGATATGTCAGGATTAAACAAACCTGTAACTTGATTAACTAAAGATTTTGTAATAGGAGCCAAACCCGTAATGTCATCTTTATCCATTATGTTTATAATTGATTCAAACATTTGAAGAGTAATTTGACCTTGTTCAATATCACTTACACTTTCTGCTAGTTTATTAGTTTGCTCTGCTATTTTCGAACCTGAAGTATTTTTTATTTTTTGTTTGGCAAGAAATTCGTCAAACTCAGAACCTTTTAATGATTCTAAATAAGCTTTTTTTTCAGCAGCTTCTGCTGCAATTTGTTCTTTAACTGTAGTAACCGATCCTTGAGAAATACCTTCTCCAATATCACCAGTCTCTACTAAACTAATACCAATATTTCTTATTAAATTGTTAAAGTTAGAATTATTTGAAATTTTTTGTTGTCTTATTTCAGGAGTTTCTTTTGTTTCTTCTATTTGTTCTTTATTATTATCAATTTCTGTAGTACCTTCAGGAGTTCCGTCTATACTTGTTTCGATTTCAAATTTGGTATCATCTATTGTTGTTTTGTTATCAATATCTTTTTGACTTATTGCTTCTAAAGCAGTTATTTCTTCAGCCAATTCTAATTTTTCTTCTTCAACATCATCAAAGTCAGTTTGAGCAAAATTTGACGCGCCAATTACAGTTGATCCACCTAAAACAGAAGCAGATACAGGATTAATTTTATATTCGTATGATCTTGGATCAAAACTTGATCGACTTGTGTATTGACCCGAAGCTGTTCTACCTGGTCCTGTAAGTTTTGTAGCTCTAACTGGAGAATATTTTAAACTACGAGTCAATATATTTCCCAAGGCAGAACCCATTCTGCCCCCAGATGGGCTTTTGGTAATGCCTAATCCTAATAAGCCTAATCCACCAATCCCTACTTTATCCAGTAGAGCGTTACTTTGTTGTCTTTGAAAAGCTTCAACTGGGTTTCCTGTAGCCGATAAATTCAAATCAATATATTCTGTATCTAAAACTTGACCATTGGTATCTTGTTTAACAGCAAAAAAATTACCTTCTTTTTCAATAATTTTTGTAGTAATTGTTTTAGGAACAAAAGATCCTGGATTTTCCAAACCTTGAGAACTAGAAATAATTTTTTCACCTGTTGGCATATTTTCACTAATTGCTACATCGCCACTTGCAAACATTTTTCTTCGTAATATGTTCATATTAACCTTGTCCGTAACCTTGCCCGTAACCTTGCCCGTAACCTTGTCCGTAACCTTGCCCGTAACCTTGTCCATAATTTTCTGCTGGGTTCATACCTCTTGATACGTTTAAAAAAGTTCCTATGCCTCTGGCTAAAGGATCTACAGGCATACCATAAGTTTGTTTTACATCGGTCATACCACTTTGATATTGAGGTATGAATCCTTTTACATAACTAGCTGCTTGTGTAGGCGCCATTCTAGTTTGATAGGCTTGATCGTATTCTCTGCCTAATCCTACATCTTTAACACCCCTTGCAGTAGCGCCTAAATTAGCTAATTCAGATCTTTGTCTTGCAGCCAATTCATATTCTGATCTACCTAAGTTAGTTGCTTGTCCGCCATATCCAGCAAAATCTTGACCAAGGTTTCTAGCTAAATTTGATCGAGCTGAACCGATATTGCCGTATTGATTACCATAATTAGCTAAATTGCCTGCAAGTGTTTGTTGCGCTCCTTGTTGTCTGCCAAATTCACCAATTGCTGCATTTTGAGCTTGTTGAAAACCACCTGAACGTATATTTGCTAAAGCTTCTCCTACACCTCTACCAAGAGCTGCCCTTCTTTCATCTGCACTCAATCTAGCTCTAGAGCCAAAAGCAGATTCGCCGCCACTGTTTATATTTTGCGCTCGAGCTTGCACATCTTGCATTTCACCTTGTTTAAATAAATCGTCTAAAGTTTGTTGAACAACTTGATTTTCATAAGGATTGTAAAAATTTTGCGCCATACTAGGGTCGTATTGCATACCAGCAGCGCCTCTAGCCGTTGTAGCAGCCTCATTTAAATATTGGTCTTGGCCTGCAAAATAAGGTTGCGCTAATTCGCCAGCTAATCTAGAACCCTCAATACCTTCTTGGATGCCAAATAAATTAGCATCAATATAAGGTTGGTAAGAACCAATACCGCCAGATGCGCTCTGCATAGCAGACAATTCCAAAGGTGATAATCCTGCGGTTTGTCTCATTATTGCTGGCTGTCCGTAAACTCTATTAGCTGCATCAGTAGCTTGGGATATTATGCCTGGAGTATCTGGCGATCCAAAATAGGCTTCACGTACAAATGGATCAGATATTCTCTGATCTTTGGCTGTTGACAACATTACTGGGTTAATTTGATTTGGTACTTCTGCCATTATACTGCCTCAAAAATGTTCATTAATTCACGCATATTTTCTACGCCTTTGTCTCGAGATGGTTTACCACCTGATACTAATTCAATACCTGATTTGCTTTTATTTAATTTATAAGAGCCTGCACCTTTAGTTGCTGCTGCCGTCATTACAAATTCGCCATCGCTTAACATTGCTGGTATGTCATCAGAAGTACCAGTACCTGGACCTGCTGATTCACCGCCATCACGCATATCAAGTTCAGCTACACCACCTTCTGCATAATACATTCTATTATCTATTGGGCCGCCATTAGCAACATTTAAAACGGTAGGTTTTGGAGCTAAACCAAATTCACCTCTAGTTCCACCCGTACCTAAATCAGAAGCTAATTGGTAACGTCCTAATTGATCCATTGAAACTAAAGGAGTATTAGCAATACCTCCTTCACGTCTTTTAAAATCGTCATAGACTACTTTAGCTAAAAGTCCAGCCCCACCTATTTTAGCTAAACTACCAAGTCCGCCTCCGCCGCCAAATAATCCACCGCTACCGCCACTGCCGCCGCCAAGAAAACTTAAAGGACCTGTACCTTTATTGGGGTCAACGTTAAATATTTTATCTGCAACACTGTCTTTTCCAAACAATCCACTAAAACGACTACC